CGGTATCTGTATTCAGATCTGTGCTCATTGCAGGAGCATAATCCAAAACACCTGCCATCTGAAGGGCAGAGGCAACATCAGATGAAGTCAACAGAATGTTTCCTTTTCCTCTTCGTGTGTCTTTACCAATACCGTTTGCATCTTTTTCAATCTGCATCATCAGACCTTTGAATTTCTCAACCATCCAACGTCCATTGGAATCAGTATCAAGATCAAAGATACCAGTAGTTGTACATCCAACTTGGGCACCAACTTTTGCATTAATATAAATCTTACGAACAACCTCACGGTTGATTTCTGCAAGAATTTCCATAGACAGAATGTTAGCAAGTTCTGCTTCTGCATCCAGACCATGAACTGCACGAAGGTCTTGTGCGAGTTCCATTGAATAGGAACCTTTCAGAGCACGTGTACCAGCGGCGATTGAAATCTTCTCAATCGAGAAGGACATTTCACCAGCAACGTTGCCCTCACCACCGTCTGTTTCCAGAGCACTTGATGCGCCATATTCTGAACCAGTTTGTCCAGTACCATCAGTACCAGTGATCAAAAGACCAGGCGTCTTAACAGTATCGCCTGCACCTGTTGTACCCGACTCATTTGTAACAGAGTCAGCATTGACTCCAGGCATTTCTGCACCTGTCATGTCATTGACACGACTCTTGAGAGCAAAGATCAATCCAGTTGGGCCGGACATAGGTTGTACACCACAAACATCGTATGCTACGAGTTGAGGCATTGCACGCCGAACCATTGAGATCAAAACTGGATCTGCAAAATCGGCACTAACCTGAACGGAAGCACCAGCTACACCACCCAAAGATGGGTTAGTAGATGTTAATCCCATAGTAGTAGTAGGGGCTGCCTCCATTAAGAGTCCACTACCAGTTTGATCTTGAGCATATTGAGCTTCAACATTTTCAAGACACATAGCAGTGACTGCTCTACGATATGGATCTTTGATCGTAGGAAGATCGGGATGATCCAGAACCGGCGCCCACTTCTTATTAATTGTTTCTGAGAGTTGCATTTTTTAAACTCCTTAAATTGTTAAAAAAACTAAAAATTATTATTAATTACGAGCAATAGCTTTACTATATGCTTCCATGATGTTATTCATCTCTGGAGTTTCCTCCGCTTCTGATGCATCACTTTCTTGTTCAACATTTTCATCTTGTTTAGTTTGATTCGGGAAATAACTTTCCTTAATTGTCTTAACTTTATTCTCAAAATTATCTGCATCCTCTTCGTAAGAAACACCCTCTACAAGAGATTTCATCTTTTCAGATTGTGTGTCTGCAAGGTCTTCGCAAACTTCTTCCAAGATCTTGTCCTTACGATATTCGTTAAGTTCACTTGTAACTTGAACGTTATCATCAATTTGAGAATTTAATTTTCCTTCAAGTTCTTCAACCTTGTCGTAAAGGCTTTCAACGATGTCAAATTTTTCGTCTGGAACTTCAATATAATGTTCAGTAAAGAGATTTTTAAGTCCGCCCATGAACTCTTCGGTAAGTTCACTTTTCAATGAACTATCAAGTGCAATTTCGTTCTCTTTCATCCACTCTTCAACTACGTAGTTGAGATAACCATCGACTTTTTCTGTCAATTCGTCACGGAATGAAACAATCTCTTCTTGAAGATTGGTTTGATACTCTTTTTCGAGTTCATCAATCTTTACGGTTGCAATTTCCATCACCTTCTGGTGAACTGCGGCTTCGAAGATAGTAGAAGCTTTAGTCTTAAACTCTTCTGAGAGTTCTTCACCTTCAACCAATGCTTCGATATCTTCTTTTACATTGATTTCTGGCATGGAAATTTTAATTTTCTTTTTCTTTTTACCTATTTTGCCTGTGTCACCAAATGGTGTTGCATCATCAGGCGTTTCTCCACCCAAATCTTCTGCTTCTGCAACATCCATAAGATCTTTCCACTTCGCAGAAACTTCTTCTTTTTTCAGACCATTGACTTTATCGAAAAGGGCCTTGATCATTCCAGCTTTAGTAGGAGGAATTTTAACTTCTTCTTTTTTTACTGATTCTTCCTCTTCGTCATCATCATCAGAATCATCATCCCCCTCGTCATCTTCATCCTCATCTTCGTCATCATCTTCCTTGACTTTAGCTTTGGATTTTTCAGCGAGAACTTCTTCTGATTGTTCGTTTTCTTCTTCTTGTTCTGGAGCTTCAACAAGTTCTTCTTGTTCAGTTTCTTCCAGAACTTCTTCTTGGTTAGTATTTTCCATAGACATTGAAACTCCTAAAAGTTATAGTAATTAATACTGTTAATATTTATAAAATCATAGTTTTGACAATAAATTTTTGAACTCGTTCAATTTTACTTCCTCAAGTTCTCTGGAAGAGGCTTTTAGAATATTATTCCTTGCCCGTTCTATATCTTGTTCTCGCAAAAATCCATTATCCCAAATCCATTCTCTGCCCTCCATAATACCTTCTACGAAAGCGCCAGGAGCAGAAGGATCTGCGACAATATCTGCTGCGGTTGCAAGATAAAAATCTTTTTGTACAATTTGAGAATTCTTTTCATCTGGTTTTAATGTTCCCATTCCCCTTGAGGAAACACCTAACCTTGCGCCCTCATCAATCAAACACTTAACAATTTGTCCATTTGGTGTATTTAAAACTTTTGCCCGCCCAACAAAATTCTTACCTTCTTTCACTAAAGAAGTAATCATATGTGATGCACGATCTAAATTAACTGTCGGGCCGTCAGGGTGTCCAAGTTCTCCAAATGCACGTTTTGGTTCTACATATTCCTTGACATATCTATTTACTTCTTTTTCAAGAATAGGTAAAGGATATACTCTACCGTTTTTATTCTTTTTTTCAGACTGCATGAAGATACCTTCAATGAAGTACTGTTTAGGTTTAGCACCCTCTTCAATAAATTCATAATTTACAGATTCTTGTAATTCGCATATAAGTTTCATTTGTCTATCCTATTTTGCGTTACTGAATGCAAAATCCAAGATTTTTAAGAAAGATTTTGTATCTTTATTCATATTATCTTGCATTTTTTTCTTCTTAGAACTATTTAGTGTGTCAAAGGTTTTCAGAATAGTTTTTGCGGATTCGGGATCAATCGGAACCGATGTACCACTTTTAAACTTAATATCCGATTCTTTTTTCTTTTTTACAACAGATCTCAATTGGTCTACAACATCTTCCATCAAAGGCTTTTCTGATCGTATTACCTCTTCAACTTTTCTCTCTTTAACAGGAAAACCTATTGATTTTCTAAACTCTTTGTATGTTTTCATTATTATCTCTGCGGGCCACCGTCTGCAATTTTGGTATATGTTCCATTTGTTACATTTGCCAATATAAATTGATCCGAATCTTTATGAATAACGGTCAACGAAGCGGCTGGTACAGTAACAGAACCTTGAACTGTTCCACTTGTTCCTCCCTCAGTTCCATCATTTTCGACTACTGAAATAATTGAAATAGCTGATGCGTAAACCGCAACGCATGTTGCTTTACCCAAACTCAATTCTGTAGCAGTTGTGGCAGTTTTTGCGGCTAATAGTTTCATTGTGTCTCCGTTGTTTCTGGTTCTGGTTCAGCCTGAACCTCTACTTTTGGTTCTTCCATTTCTGGTTCTTCGATTGAAATTTCTTCTTTGTCCGAAAACATTCTGGCAGAAACTTCTCGTTTTCTGGTTTCTAATCCATCTACCACTTTATTTGTAATTATTTGATCAAATGCATCGTGAACCTGTGTAGGTTTACTTTGCATTGAATAATCTATAATATCTACTGTTTTAAAATCTCGTTGTGCTGCTTGTTCTGCCATTTTTATCTCCAAAAATTATCTATTAATATTTATAAACTTTTAAAGGTGTAAACCTCTAATATTCTTCTTCTCCACCTTCTTCTTCACCTCCACCCTCTTCTTCTGCTTCTTTTGCAATCAATTCATCTTGTTTTTCAACTTCTGCCGCTGTTTGTCTGAGAATATTTGCTCGGAACCATTCTTGAGAATAATATTTTCCAACAAAATCTTCCATGTTTCTTGCAAGATCTACACGTTGAGACATAGTTTCTTGATGTTTAAATTCTGAATAGTAATGATCCTTTTCAAACCTGTAATGAACCTTATCTCTGATCTTGGCCCATTCTGCAGCGGTCATAATATTTTTCAGAATTAACTGTCTTTCCATTATTTCATCAAACAAAAGTGAAAACCTTGTCTGCAACTTTTTGATAAATTTACTGAAAAGTAATTCATCTCTCGTAATTTCACTTTCTCTCCCCAAAGAAAATCCCGATTCTGCCTCGAGCCGCGAAACAGGAACATGCATTGCTTTGTACATTTTTCGTTGAAAGTATTCTACATCTTCCAATTGACCAAGATTTTCTCCGCCAGGAAGTGTAGTGATTTCTGTTCCCCGACCACCTTCTCTTCGTGGCAACCAGTAATCTTCCAACATTGATTGATGTCTGCGATCATCTTTGACTTCACCAGTATCCGAATCGTAAACTAATCGGTTCTTGTAACGTGTCATGATGTCACGAATATATTGTTCTGCTTTTAGTTTTGGTAGGTTTCCTACATCAATATAGAAAATTCTGCGTTCTGGTGCTCGTGATATACGATAGATAACAACTGCATCTTCTACCATTCGGAGTTGATTTAATGGTTTAATTGCCTTATGAAGATAAGACATTACTGTATTTTTTTGAGGATTTAATAAACCAGAAGTGGAATATGCAATACTATCACCCGAAATTATAATACCAGAAGAGGATCGATTATGCAATCCGGCCTCATTGTAAGTGTACGTAGGAATTATACTTATTTTTGCTTCTCTAGGATCTGCCGTTTTTTCTTGTTTGACTTGTTTGACTTTTTTAACTTTTGTAGCATCTAAACTTCGGAGTTCTACAATACCACGTTTTGGATCATTGTCATCTATCATAATGTGATAATACAATCTTCCTTCAATGTACCATCTACGAAAAATATCATGACCATAATTGTTAAAGTTTAGAAGATCCAATATAGTATCGAATTCTGTACGAACTTTTTTCTTAATACCTTCTGTGAGATCTGTTTTGTCAA